CGCATATCAAATGACTATGACTTACAAAGAACTCAATCCAATATACAACGATGATTATGGTAATAGTGGTCAAATCCCTGCAGAAATAGGTTTCTAAAATGTCAAATTATTTTAATTTAGTTCCAGATTTTGAATATGTCAGCAGACTTCCTGATGCTAAAATATCAGACTACATTACTGTAAAAAATCTATTTAAGAGAGGGAAATTGAGAGAAGATATCTTTCAAGATTTAACTCTCTTTACCAAATATAAAATCAAAGGTAATGATAGACCAGACAATGTTGCTTACGATTTTTATAGAGACTCTAAACTTGATTGGTTAGTATTACTTTCCAATAACATTCTTAATGTGCAAACTGAATGGCCTCTATTAACAAATGAATTTGATAGATACCTAGTAGATAAGTATGGAACTGTAGGGATAGGAGAAATTCATCACTATGAAACAACTGAAGTGAAGAATAGTTCTGGTGTAATCATTGTTAAAGCAGGATTAACATGTGAAGCAGATTACTCTGTCACTTTCTACGATACTCGTGTTCCTGGTTATACAACTAAATCAAATATTGCCACACCAATAACAAATTATCAATACGAATCTGATATTGAAGATGCAAAGAGAAATATATTCCTACTCAAGCCAAGATATATTAATATTGTAAAAGATGACATAGATGATATCATGCCATATAAAAAAGGTTCTACTCAGTATGTGAGTAAAACCTTGTCTAAAGGAGAAAATATTAAATTGTTTAAGTAACTATTCGTCAGCTAACTTTTGGAAGTAACTTAAAGCATCATCCTCTTCTGAACTAGCAGATGCTACAGGAGCAGCGACTGGTTCTTTGCGTTCAAAGTTAGGTTTGAAGGAACCACGATTGCTATCCTCCTCGAATACCTCTTCATCTACACGACGAGCAGGCTTCTTATTACCTAGAACATAATCAAGACGCTTCTTCAGGTCATCATATGACTTGAATTGGTCTGCAGCAGTGACAGCAGCAAGAGAATACTGCTTCTTCCATAATGCTTCTAGTGCATCATCATCTTCAAGTAGAGGAGATACTGCATCGAACTCTGACTTGTCATAGTTCCAGTAACCATCCTTCTTAACGATCTTCAACTTGAAGTTTGCACCTTGCCAGAAATCAAAAGGATTAATCGGTGACTCATCCTCAAACTCTGGTTGCATTGACTCCATTACTTTATCAAAGATCTTCTTACCAAACTTGTAGAGAAATACTCCACCCTCATTTTGAGGATTGGTAGGGTCTTTGACGACATAGATATTTGCATAGTAGGAAAGCTTACGCTTCTGTCTACGAACTACATCCTTGTCGGATTCATTACCACTGTTCCAGAGTTCACGATTGTGCTCTGATACAGGATCCTTGCCACCTGTTGTGGTCAAAGAATTTTCAATATACCAACCACCTGGTCCTTGGAATGCATGGGAATAAACTTTTGCCCACGGAATATCCTCACCTTCTGGTGCTGGTAAGAAACGGATAACAGCATAACCATTACCTGTTTTATCCACTTCAGGTTTCCATAGACGGTCATCGCCTGATCCACCTTGAGTGTTCATCTTCTCCACTTCTTTAACTAATTTTTGAGTTAAAGATCCTAGAGAGGACTGTTTTTTTAAGTCTTTAAAAGACATTGATTACCTCTGATTTTTTGAGATTTGGCTTGTATGTACCTAGTTTACATCTTAAATTGATCATTGTCAATCTGTTCCTTCATAATATCAACCATCTGTGACATATTCTGAAAGAATAAATTCATATCAATATTAGCAGGAAGTCCCATAGTGGTTGCTCCCTCTAGTATTTGTTCCTTCATCTTCTTTGCTTCAGGATCATCAGATAAACTGACACGAGTATAAAGAATTCTTTGCTTCTCCAGAAGTTTCTCAAGTATTTCTACATGATATTTTTTATCTTCTTTAGGCATAGATGGAAACTTAAAGACGTTATTGTAAACTTCTTCTTGAAGTTCACTAACCTCTGCCATCTCTGCTCTCACTACTTCTG